GCTGCATCAATCTTTTTTTTATTACCAGCTAATCTTGCTATTTTTTTTTGTTTGGCTGAAAGTTTTTTATTACGCATTATTTTTTCTTCTTTCCTTTTTTAACTTTCTTAGCTTTTTTCATTTTAGGCATCATTTTGCCTTTTTTTCCATAATGTCCTGGCATTATTCGTCCTCCTCGTTGTCTTTATCTTCATTGTCATTGTCATCATCTTCCCAAGAAGTATCATCCTCATATTCTATAGATAAATCATCCATAGTCTCACCATCTTCGTTTTTGATTACAATTTTATTTTCTTCAATAAGCTCTTTAAGAGCTTTCTCTACTAAATCACTAATTGATTTTGTCATTTTATTTTTCCTTATTTTTTTTTAGTTTTTTTTTCTTTTTTGGCTTTCTTGCCTTTTTTCATTTTTTTATTTTTACTGTGATACATTTGTTTCCTTTGGTTAGTTGTGTGGAGTGTTACCCCCACACATAGTTTTGCTCCTATTTAAGATGTTATCTTAAATTTTATCTTCTAATAATGATTGTAAAAGTTGCTGCGATTGTATTTGATGAAGCTCCATTAGTTGTAAGCTTAATCGCATCACCTTCATTCACACTATTAGCAGCAGTTGGCTCTGATGTATCAACATCTCCAGCAGCAGAACCAGATTGTGTAATAGTAATTGCACCATCTGTTATGTTTGTGCCACCAATTGAAGGAGTGATAACTGCATCAGCAGTACCAATTGCACCATCTATTACTGACATAATTTTTATAACTCTGCCATTGTCAGGCACTGGTACAAAAACTGAACCAGATGTAGATACGTCAGTCATTTTAACTGTTAAAAAATAATCGTTAAGTGTTCTCATGTTTTTTTTCCTTTTGATTGCTTCGTTCCGACTTCAAAAATCTTCAAAGACCAAACAAAATTGTTAGTTAGAGGTGATGGCGTATTAAACGCCACCACCAAGTATCATAATTGATTACGCAGTTGTTAAATCAAAAATACCACCACTTGCTTTTTCGTTTTTAGAAACAAGTGTGTATTCTGCTATTAACGCCTGTTTAGTAGCATCACCAGTTTTTGCTAAATCCATAAGTTGGAAATCTCTTAAAAAGGCAACACTGAATAAATCAGGTTGTAAGACATAAGCTGATCTTGCTCTTGAAAATCTGTTTGGTACTACTTGTAATGCACCAAAGTCAGACTCATAAACATCAACAGACGCAACTAATCTTTTGTTTTCTGCTGGGTCAAATCTAGTTGATCCACCAGTAAAGCCAGATAGTTTTTGTTTGTTGAATGAACCAAGCATAACCATATTTGGATCTCCACCTTCATCCCAACACTTCTTAATTACTGATTTAAGTTGTGCTTCTGTGAAAGCTCTTTGAGTTCCATCTGTTCTTGCATTAGTTCCAGATGTTGTTGGATCTGCTCCTGACCCACCACCTTTGTCTGTGTTTGTTTTTAACCAAGACTCTAATCCTGCAAGTTTTCTTGCATTTGAGTCATCACCAGTGACTGGTGCTTGGTTTGCAGTAAGTATAGTTTCCATATCTCTTTTCAATTCTTTTGAAATTTTTGAGATTTGGTATGCTAACTCATTGTTTCTACCTGCTTTTGAAACTACATCAAGAGTTCCTGATACGATCACAGCTTTTCTTGAAATCTGTGTTCTGTTACCAAGTCTTGTTGTAGCTGTCGGTGCTGCGAATGAAATCTCATCACCTTCAATGTGTGCATTACTTGATGATGCACTAGCTAGGCTATCTGTTTGCCATTCATGAAAAATTGCAGCAGCTTGTTCTTTTGCAATTCCTGACATAAATGGAGTGTCTGTTGGTGCAATTGAGTAGATTATATCTGATAAATCTTCTCTTTCACCCACAGCGTCATAGGTACTAAAAGTATTTGTTACCTGTGCCATTGTATTGCTCCTTTGTTATTGAGTTTATTTATTGTTAATCAAATCTAAAAACACACTTGCAGCGTCTTTAGTGCTGCCTGTTTTTTTTAGACGACTCAACCTTTCTTTCCTTGCTTTCAGAGTTGCATCAGCTTTTGTTTGTTTTACACCAGAAGAAAATACTTTACCTGGCTTAGATATTTTCTTTGCCAAGTTTGGTTTTGAACTTTGCATATTTCTATATTTCATTGCATCATTCACTAGCATCACAATTCTATGATCATAAACTTGTGCTATCTCTTGGTCGCTAAAACCATAAGAGTTCAAGGTCATTTTCATATTTGATTTCATTTGTGAAGCTTTTGCTGGATCAGAAAATTCTGGCATTTTTAATGTCAATTTTTTCTTTTGGTCATCCAGGTAACTACTGAATTGTTTTTGTTGTTCAGCTTGAGCTTGTTTCATAGCGTCATTAAGTT